ATTGAACGATTACTTTGTGTAGATAAAGATATAGCTTGTGGAATTTATCCCAGAAAACATTTATACCTTGAAAAGATTAAAGACATTTTAAAAGAAAACCCTGACGCACAACCTGATGAAATAGAAGCTAAAGCCTTAGGATATAATGTAAATTTTGATGACCCTTTAAATTTAAAAGGTGAGGGAGGTTTTTTTCCTGTGCAAGAAGCAGCCACAGGTATGATGTTAGTTAAAAGAAAAGTATTTAGAACTATGATGAAAAAGTTTCCTGAAAGAAAATATGAGTCGGATCAAATTGTTAATGGTGGATCTTATAAGTCTGATAACTGTTATGATTTATTCGCTGTTGGACCTTACAATACGAAAACAAAAGAAGGTCAACCACAAATAAGATATTTATCTGAAGATTACTACTTCTCTCGTTTATGGCAAGAGTGTGGTGGTGAAATTTGGGCTGACTTAGCTATGCCTTTAACTCACTTTGGTAATAGAGCCTTTAAAGGTCATGTTGGGTCTTTAGTAGCTAAAAAAGATGAGTAAAAATATTAAGATAATTTATAATTTTTTTGATTTTCCAAATCTCATATATGAGAATTGTAAAAAGTTAAATTTTTATACATTAGAGGAAATGAATAAAATTATTCCAGGAAAATATGATTGGCCTGGTAAACGAACACTTTCTTTTGAAAAAGAAAATCCTTTTTTACATTTACATATTTTATCCTACCTTAAACTAAATGGAATAGATGTAGATAAATACAAAAGAATAGTCACATATGCTCATATTAGATTAGCCGAAGATGAAGAAAAAGATTGGATACATAGAGATAATTGTGACACAGCCTTAATTTATCTTTCTAATACTAACCTAGATTCGGGAACTCAATTTCTTGCTGATAATCAAGAAAATGAAATATCAAAAGCAAATTTCGTACAAAATACTTGTGTGTATTTTGAAAAAGGCTTGTATCACACTTCTTTTGGTAATCATGGATATAGTATTGAAGATGCACGTATGACGCTTAATATTTTTATGTTCAAATAAGCTATTTATCTATTGGATTTTTGTAGTATATTGACGTCATGCCATTAGTAAATTTTAGACCAGCACCAGGTATCAATAAAGAAGTCACCGACTACACAGGCGAAGGCAAGTGGACAGATGGGGATAACGTACGTTTTTTTCAAGGATTACCACAGAAAATTAAAGGATGGGAGAAGTTTATCTCCACAACCTTGGTGGGTGTCGCTCGTGATCAACATGCTTGGGTAGCCTTAGATGGCACACGATACAACGCTGTTGGCACTGATAGAAAGCTTTATGTTATAGAAGAAGGACTAGCTTATGACATTACCCCTATTAGAGAAACACAAGCTTTAACTAATCCCTTTACTACAAACGCAACAACCTCAGTAGTAGTAACCGATACTGCGCATGGAGCAGCGAAAGGTGACTTTGTTACTTTTGATTCTTTCTCAGCTATTGATGGCTTGGATATGAATAAAGAATTTGAAGTTACATCAGTAGCTAATAACAATGCTTATGTTGTAACAACAACCGCTGCTGCCTCAGGATCAACAGCAAGTGGTGGTGGATCAGGCAATGCTAAATATCAAATTACTATTGGTCCTGAGATATCTACTTCAGCTTTTGGTTGGGGCACTGACTCATGGGGTTCTAGTACATGGGGTACTCCTTCTACTGCTTCTAATGTTACTTTGGAAGCAAGACAATGGTCGCTAGATAATTTTGGAGAAGATTTAATTGCAACAGTTTTAAATGGTGGTGCCTTCAGATGGGACACATCAACAGGTGTAAGCACAAGAGCTGCTGCTATATCAGGTGCACCAACCGCATCCAGAATAAGTTTAGTTTCTACTCCCGATAGACATTTGCTTTTTATGGGAACAGAAAACACAATTGGAACTGTCAGTTCGCAAGATGATTTACTAATAAGATTTTCGGATCAAGAGGATATTACCACGTATCAACCTACAGCAGAAAATACTGCTGGCTCATTAAGAATTGCTGACGGATCACGGATCGTGGCAGCAGAGCGATCAAGAGGTCAAATACTTGTATGGACAGATACATCATTACACTCAATGCAGTTTATTGGTCCTCCTTTTACTTTTGGTTTACGACAATTAGGTCAAAACTGTGGAATCATTGGTAGTCACGCGGGACTTGATTTGAACGGTGTTGCCTATTGGATGTCGCAAGATTCTTTTTATCTGTTTGATGGTACAGTCAAAAAATTACCGTGTACTGTAGAACAGTTTGTTTTTGATAATATTAATATAACAGGATCTGAAAATGCTTTTGTAGGTCATAATGGTGAGTTCAATGAAGTATTATGGTTTTATCCAAGAACAGGATCTGACACGATTAACGCAGTAGTGGCTTATAATTATCTAGAGCAAACTTGGTGGACAGGAACACTAGATAGAACAACTTGGATTGATAGAGAAGTTTATGATAATCCTGTAGCCTCGGACTACTTACCAACGACCACGGCCAACAATGAAGTTATCTCTGGTCTAACTGATGGTGCCACTCAAATGTTTTTACATGAGACAGGAAATAATGCAGACGGTCAAGCCATGACAGCTTTCGTGAAATCAGGATCTGTAGAAATAGGTGATGGTAATGATATTCTTTTTGTACAAAAACTAATACCCGATATTCAAAATCAAGAAGGCACTTTAAATATGAATTTAGAATTCAAATATTATCCAAACAATACGACAAGTGTCATTAAGACAGCAACATTTACCGATACCACAGAGTTTGTAAGCTTACGAGGAAGAGGTAGAGAATTCACAGTCAACGTTGTCTCTAATACAACAGGCACCGCTTGGAGATTAGGAACACAACGTTTTGATATTCAACCCGATGGTAGAAGATAATGGCAAAATTAATACTACAAAGATTTCCTGACCCTAGACCTGAGTATGATGCTCAACAGTCTGCTGAACTAATTCGACAGTTAGAGGAAATGATACAACAATTGAACACTCAATATACACAAGACACTCAAGAGGAGTCCACAAGAAGAGCGTGGTTTTTTAGATAGATGGCTGACGTATTTAAAAGGTTTACACAAAAGGCCGCTAGCACTGATGTCATAACAATTTTTACAGTTCCTGTTGCAAATGTGGCAGCAACTCCTCCAACACCCGTTTCTACCTTTATAGTTCAAACAATAGTTCTTCATAATGATTCAGGATCAGGCACTGTTAACGCAAAAATAACACATAATAATGGTTCTACTGACGTAGAAATCAACAACATTGATGTAGCTCACGGAACTACAGAACAACTCAATGGACCTTTTGTATATGAGGGTGGAGACTCTTTAAAAATTCAAGCGTCTTCAACAGATCTCACCTCTGATATATCTGTATTAGAGATCAAGCAACAGCAATAAACCTATTGATTTCCTAGCTTTCTATCTATAAAAATAGAGTATGGCAAAAATTGTAGATGAGCCAAAGATTTTACGTTATGACGTGATCAATGGCGAAAAAATTCCTGTGTATAGCGCAAAAGTAGAGACAACTGTCACTAACACTAAAACAGGTCAAGAGTATACTTCACACGAGGAATGTCAGGCTGATATTGACAATCCAGAAACAGAAACAAAAGAAGCAGATATTAGAAGAGATGTTCACGTGACAGCTCCGAATGTATTCGCTGGAGCACACACCCTACCTGAGTAAAGGAATAAAATGCAAGAAAAAGAGTACGCACAAGTTTATGAATTAGGTCTCGGATCGCTGATCGGGGATTTCTTTCAAAATGTTAAGGACACTGTCACAGGTGTTGCTAGAGCTGTTGCTCCGATTGCTCCTTATGTTTTACCTTTTTTACCTGGTGGTCCATTAACAAAACAATTGATAGGAGCAGGAATTGGTTTAGCCGCTGGACAAAAGCCAGTTGACATTGCAAAAAATATGGCACTTCAGGTAGCCACATCTGGAATTGCAAGTGGTCTTAGCGGAGGGAAATATGGAGACTCTTTTAAACAACAGTTAGGTTTATCTGACTTAGGTTCAAATCAAGGCCAAAACTTTATGCAAAAATATATTACAGGGGAGGATTCGTTTTTAAGACAGACATTTGATCCTACTCAAAGAGGAGAGAGACTGACTTCCGCTGCTTCAAAATTTGATCAAGCTATGGGTAAAGCGGGAGCATATCAAGACTACTATACAAGCGCTTTAGATAAAGCTGTAGCAAGTAACAATCCAGAGGTTCTTTCTACATTCTTAAATAAGTTTCCCTCTCCGACAGAGAAGACAGGTTTCGGATATCAATACGGTCCGCTGCTCGCGGCAAGTAGTGCTATTTTACCTCTTGCCTTCCGTCAAGAAGAGCCCGACTATGGGGTTGGATATGATGAACAAGCGAGAGAAGATTTCACTTTCTCCTACGCCGCTGACGGCGGTGAGGTAACAGGTGGTATCGCCAATAGCGGACAAAAAATAGAGCATCCTGATGGTAAAGTAAAAGAACATCCAAAGCGTATCGGTGAAATTGCAGGAGCTGGAACGGGAACTTCTGATGACATTCCTGCAATGTTATCGGATGGAGAGTTTGTAATGACTGCTCAAGCTGTAAGAAACGCGGGCGGCGGATCGCGGAAAGCGGGAGCAAAGAATATGTATAAATTAATGAAAAGTTTAGAAAAAGGTGGTAGTTTATCTAAACAAAGTATGGGCATGGTGGGGAGAGCATAATGGAAGAAGAAATTCAAGGTAAATATTTAGGGTACTTAGATAGTATCAAAGCTCTTCTTGATGATATTAAAGCGGGTGATGTCCAAGGTGTCCCTGAACAAAAATTAGCTGAATTAAATGAATTATATTCTCAAGCTCAACAACAATTTGAGCAAGGTATTGGTGCTTATGAGCCTTATGTCAGTACAGGTCAAGAAACAATGGCTGGAGGAGTTGGTGCTTTAGATCAAGCACAGAATGTTCTAGGTCAAGCTACATCTGCTTATCAAACTTTAGGAACTGCTCCTACTATGGAAGACCTTCAGCCTTATATGAATCCTTATCAGCAAGCAGTTAGAGACGAAATTAATCGTGCTTATGATATTGCTTCTAATCAAGCTTCTGCTAGTGCTATCGGAGCAAACGCTTTTGGTGGTGGTCGTGAAGGTGTTCAAAGAGCAGAATTAGAAAGAAATCGTGCTTCAGAATTAGCAAGAGCACAGTCTCAAGCTTTTGGACAAGGACTACAACAATATTTAGCTTCTCAATCAGCTTCTGCTGGAGGACTAGGTCAAATTGCTCAGTCGTTGGGTAATCTTGGAACTCAATATGGTCAAGTAGGTTCTGGTCAAGCGGGTCTTGGTTTTGATGTACAAAAAGCAGGGTTAGTAGATATAGGCACTATGTTAGACTTTGCAAACTTACAGCAACAGCAAACACAAAAAGGTTTCGATGTGGACTACGCTAATCAGTTAGCACAGTATCAACAACCCTTTACAGAATTAGGTTTCTTAGGATCAGGGTTTGGTTATGCTCCTTCTATACCTCAGGTAGCCTCGGCTGGAGGTGGTGGCAGCTTATCTCCTTTACAACAGACAATAGGATATGGAATGGCTGGTCTCGGAGCACTTAGCGGATTAAAAGGATTACAAGGGTTATTCTAATGAATGTAGTTATGCAAAGACCAATGTTTAGACCTCAAATGGTGAGAAGACAACAGGGCAGCTCTCCCATGGGAGAAATGTATGATTTTGATATTAAGATAAAAGAAAAACCTGAGATGGATGACTACGGTAAAAATATAATGAATCCTGAATTTCAAAACTTTTTGTTAAGTGTTTATGGTGATAGGGGTCAAGGTATTTTAGATACTCTTTTACAAGGTAATAATCCAGAAAACTTTAGTATGTTAACTGGTCTAATGAATGAGTTTACTAATTTTAAGATTTCAAACGAAATGAATCAAAAAGGCGCTCTTCCTCCTCAAGGCGACATGATACCAGAGGAGGAATTGATATTTTTAAATAGATTAAAAAACATGGCTGAGGGTGGTGAAATGACTGCTGACGCTGTGGGTATTGCCGATGGACTAGATGCGGAGGAAGAAATGATGACCGCGGTTAGCGAACCGTCAGACGCAGGTATCGCTAAGGTATCCCCTGACCAGTATGTTCAGCTAATGAATGAGGTTAGAGGTGATGACATTCCTTTAGAGGGAAGAGTACAAGAATTAGCAATGAAGGTAGGAGAAAAAGACGCTCAGGATACCCCTTTATCTGTTCTCGCTTTGGTACAACCAGTTTTTGAATTAGAGGAGCAAGGTGGTATTGCTCAAACACAGGAGGCTCAAAGTATGTCTCAACCAATGATGCCAACTGCGGCTGATCAACTAGCTAATCCGCAAAATATGGGAATAGTTAGAGCGAATACAGGACTTTTTATTAATTCAGCAGATGCTGTGCCTTTTGCTGGGCAAGACATGTCAATGAGTTTAAAGATGCCTACGGAAAATACAGCTGCATCCTCTTCACAAAACTACGATATTTTACAGGGTATGATGTCCCCTAATCAGTATGATTTTATTACGAAAATGGGAGAAAATATGTTTGATATGGGAAAGCCACCTGTGGATATTACTCAAAGAGCAAAACAATATGAGGAAACATTATTGAACAATGCTGATTTAAAGGGTCAATTTTTAACTAGTGTGGTCTCCCCTTTGTTGCTTCAAACTGCTCAAGACATCTTAGATCCTAACAAATCTTTTAGTGAAATTTTGATGGGAGGATTTAGTAGAATTGGCACGGCAGGTCAGGCTGGAGAAAAACTAAAACAGCCTTATAAAACACAAGCTCTAAACTTAGCAACAAAAGACAAAGAAATTCAAGCTACGAAACAGTCAGACTTTGTTAAACTTTTTGGAGCAGAAGCAATTAAAAAAGCTTTTGCGGAACAGAAGAACAAAGAAATAGTATTTCAAACGGTAAATGGAGTTCCTATTCCCTTTGATAAAAGCACTGGTCTACCCATCAGCAGTCAAGATATATATTACACCTCTCTAACAAACGCAAAAATGGAACAGGTAAATAAAGGATTTAAATTACAGACAGCTCAGTCAGTTAAAAATTTATTCCCTGATCTGACTCAAGAAGAATTAATTCAAATCGACCAAGACGCAGATTACTTTGTAAAAAATAGTCCTCGATTTAAACAAGATTTTTATGATACAGATGAGGGGAGAAAATTTAAAATGTCACAAGAAGACACTTTAAGAAAAGAGTATCTAGCTCAAACAAAAGACTTTTCTTCGGCTGTCAGACAGTTTTCTATTCTAGATACCATAGCCTCCGATTCCACTGGTGCCACTGACATGGCTCTGGTCTTTACTTACATGAAAATTTTAGATCCAACCTCTGTTGTTAGAGATAGTGAATTTGGTTTAGCGGCATCTACTGACTTATCTATGTTTGAGAATATAAGTCTGAATACTATAAACAAGATTCTCAATGGTCAAACGGTTTTAACACCTAAACAAAGAGCAACTCTTATCTCCGCGGCGAGAGGGGCAACACTGGGGGCTTACAGAGCCTATGAAGGAGTTAGAAGTGGTTTTGAAAATATTGTAGATGAGAGAGGTTTAAGCCCTATATCAGTTCTTCCCGACTTTACTCAAGGATTAACATTACCTGAGGTAGGTGATTTTGACAGTCTTCCAGACAATAAAAAGTTTGATTACTATCGGGAATTGGAGAAAGTCTTTAATTTACCGTTAACGGATCGCGGAAAAGAATTCAATCTTGATAATCCACAAGATATCATAGACAGGTTAAATCAGTGATATGGCTGAAGATTTCAACCCAATATTAGGGAAAGAAACAGGGACTTATGATCCCTTTAGAAGTGTTAAAGATATTCCTTTAATTCCTATACAAGAAGATGAAGTATTTAAGCCTTATGTCTCCAATGCGGAAAACTTTTTATCTTTTTTGGCTCAACTAGAAGAGGAAATTGGACCTGATATATATCCCAAAGGGAAAAGCGACAAAGTTGCTTTTAAAGATAGATTATTTGCTGATTTAAAGGAGGGAGTCAGTAAGGCAGGTGAAATAGGTTATGTGAAAAACCTTTATGGAGAAAATAATGTCTTCTCCGATAATGAGGGAAACATTGTTTTTAGAGATGAACCAGGAGCTAGCTGGGAAGCATACAATCCTGAATTTTCAGCAGACAATGTATCAGAAATGTTTATACAGCCAATTGAAATGGCTAGTGAGGTAGTACAATTTGGTCCCGCTATGTTTACTGCTAATCCTATAACCGCTGCCTTAACAATGGCTGCTGGAGAGGGAGCCTTACAGTTTATATCTTCTTCCTTACCAGGTGAAGAAAACCTAACTAATGAGGAAAGAGCATTTAGAGTTGTGTCTAATGGTGTGTTGGGTGGGTCTACTCAGTGGGCTGCTAACGGTTTCTTAAATTGGATTACAACTGTTAACCCTGTAAAAAACTTTGCTACAAAAAATATTGTTAAAACAATTAAAGGAAAAAAAGGTAGTGAAGCAAGAGAATTTTTTGAAGAGGGTTTAAGATTACAAGAAAAATATGGAGCACTTAGTTTATCAGAGATAAGCGGTGATAAATTTTTAAGACAAATAGAAGACTTTTTAAGAGGGTACTACCTGACGAGAGGTCAGGGAGCTGATTTAGCGTTTGAACAGATAACCAACACTGCTACAGCAATACAGAATATGATGAAACAACTGTATGGTAAACAAGGCGGTCCTCTCTTAGGAAATAAAATTTCTACTGCTTACAATAATATTTTAGATAATCTAATTAAAAATAGAAAAGTTAGAGCTGATGAGGGGTTTGCCAATTTATCTAAGTTAAAAGATCAAAACTCAGGAAAAATAGTTGATTTTTCTGAGATACCTTTATTAAATACAAATAACTTTGTAGCTAAATTAGATGAATTAATAGCACAATACAAACCAATGGGCACAGGGGATGACTCTCTGTACAGGAGTTTATTAGACGCTAGAGCATCTTTACTGGATGATACAGGGGGAGAGGGTGTATTAACTGCTCTTCAATTTCAAAATTTAATTAGTCAATACAGTTCAGCCGCAGCGGGAACGGGTAGTGTTTTCAAAGATTTAGGTGCAGCTGCTCAGAAGAGACCGTCCAGAGAATTATTGGATGCTTTAAACAAAGATTTAGATCAAACCATTGAGAGTGGTTTACTGGGTAATGTTCAGTTAAAACAAATGAGTAACACCATTCAAACCGCTGTGGCAAAAAATTTACAAAAAGTAAGAGACGATTACAAAATAGACTCCGACTTAATAACAGCTTTAGAAAATTCTTTTTTAAGTGGTTTTATTCAAACAGGGAAAAAATCTGCGGATGACATTGTTAATCAATTTACTAAGTTAAGCGCTCAAGAAACAGAGGAAGCTTTAAAGTTTTTAAGGGACAACGGATATGATGATGTCATTCAACAAATGAAAGCTACTCTTGTAGAGGATTCTTTTATTAAATCCTTGAGACCGATTGAAGATTTAACCTTAGAAGCTGAAAAACTATCTAAAGCAACTAGAGCTGGGGGACAAGCTCGAGGCGCGGTGCAATCTAATAAATTTGATCCTTTGGTTTTTAAGGATATTTTAGATCCTGTTAGGTTTATGCAAAATCTTAACAAATCTTTAAAGGGAACTGCTGGTGGAGGTAAAGGTAAGGCAGAAATTTTATTTTCAAAGGAAGAGTTAAAAGAAATAGGAGATGTTTTAGAATATATTCGAAGAGCTAATTTTAGTCGTGTAAGTCCCAAGGCAAGTATGCTTGATATTGTTTTGGGTTTTGTAAATTTACCTGGTTTAGTAGCGAGAGCGGGAGGTATGAATTATCTCTCTAAGTTATTATTAACAAAACAGGGTAGAGACGGTTTAGAGAATTTTATTGCTCTTCAAACAGGAGAAAAACAAGTAAAAGATTTAACAAAAAATATGGCTGCCAATGTAGTATTTTTTACAGAGTCAATGATGGATTATCAAACAGAGTTTGCCACAACAGGATCTTACTACGGTCAAGAACTTTTGGATGATGTTAAGAAAAAAGCAGAAGAGTTTATTCCTAAAATACAAGCACCAGAATCAGAGTTTATAGAGATGGAACCTGATACTCAAAATTCACAGTCCTTTAATATTCCTTCTCCTCAAGTGTCCCGCGGACAGGGGGTAGACGTTATCCCTCCTTTGTCTTCCCCCATTAATCCGCAGACCGTGGCTAGCTTAGAGTCAATTGGCATGCCTCTTTTTAATGCAAAAGAGGGTGGTCTCGCTAGTTTAGATACAAATAAATTTAAAAGACCACAGGTGGTAGCATAATGTCAATAATGCAAACAATTCAAGCTAATAGAGCAAACCGAAAACCAAAAAGAGTTGGCTTTAGTGATGTAGGTAATAGTGGTAGTTACACACCTGGTGGAGACTCTTTTAAAAACTATAGTAAAGCTGATCAAAACATCATGTTTAACCAAGCAGGTGGTAAAGATAAACTTATTGATCAAGCTTACAACATACAACAAAAATACCCAAGAGGTGCAGATTTTCAAAGATTTTTAAATAAAGCGAAACAGTATCAAGGAGGACAATCTGCTGGTGGTAAAATACTTGAGGGTCCTGATGGTATTATGCGTTTACAAATGTCTGGTGCCGATGTTCCTATGAAAGATGCACAGGGTCGAACTATTTTATCAATGATGCAGCCTGAACTGACAGCACAAGCTCCAACATTTGGAGAATTTTTTCAAGATATGGTAAGAGGTGCTGGAGATATGTTGGGTGGGGTTGCAGAGGCGGCCATGTCAGGTAAGCTTGGTTTTACAGGTGCTGTTAAAGATATTTGGGATAGTGTTAGAAGTAACTTTAGTGGTGAAAGTCAAGGAATAGAAACCGTTCCAAGACCTGATCCTTTTTCAAGTGGAGCAGACGCAGTAGGAGGAGCTTATGTATCTGCTCCACTTAATAATCAAAAAATTGGGACGCAAGTGATGAATAGTATAATTCCTCAGGCTAACGCACCAGAAGGTGTAATTCCTTCTAACTTAGCAGGAGGTGGAGAAAAAGAATTTTATGTAAATCCTTTAGACCAATATTATAATTATTTAGGCGCTTTTAGTGCTTCGCAGATAGATGACACTCCGTTTTTAGCTCGAACAACAAATCCATCTGGTTATCAGGATTTAGAAGAAGGAGAGTTAGGGGATCTCTTATTATCAAGAGGTAACTTACCAACTTCATCAGGCAGGAATATTGGTGATGAGAGTGATCCATCAATATTTGGTATAGACAATGCTGGTGTATCTCTTCCTTATCAAAGAAGCACAATAGAAAATCCTAATTTAATTAATATGCCTCGGGAAAATGTAAATCTTCCTGAATACTATGACCCTAATAATACCTTGGGTAATATATATTTAGAGAGTATTGGTATTGTTCCTGAGGGAACTATTGGATCAGATTTAAGAACTGAACTATCTCCTCAAGAAAGAAGAATACTAGACAAGTACCTATTTGAGAAAATGCTTAAAGAAGAGCAAATGAAAAATAAACAAAAAGAAGATTTTTATAATCAACCTCCTGAAACAAATCCAATTGGACAACCCGTTCTTATGGCCGAAAATACAGGATTACCTTCTTTAATGGATTTATATAATTTTTCAAAAAACCCTCAAATAAAAACACCTATAGGTAATTTAAGATTTGATAATGTTTTTTCAGGGAAACCCGAATTAGGTTACTCTAATACAGTAGATATATTTGGACAACCTGTTGACTTAAATGCTAGAGTGGGTCAGGGGGGACTAAACTTCGGAGCATCAATGAATTTTAAAAAGGGTGGAAGTGTAGACAAATACGCTGGTTTAGGTTATAAACTTAAATAAATGAAATTATTAAGAATTATTATAAATATGTTTAAACGAAAGGTAGAAAAAGACCCTCACGAAGAACACTGGGGTATAGGTGCAAAATGATTGAAATTACTGATTCATTAAAAAATAGAATTCGTCTTCACGAAGGCTGTGTATTAGAGCCATACGAGGATTCACTAGGCAAGCTCACTGTTGCCATAGGACATTTAGTTCAACCTCATGAAAGAAAAAGATTTCAAAAGGGAGTCTCTATAACACAAGAGGAAGCCAATGAGCTTTTTGAAATGGATTTAAATAGAGCAGCAGCGGGAGCTGATGTTCTAATTGAGGAGTGTATTGGTCACGATTTACCTCAACACGTAGGTGAGGTAATAGTTGAAATGGTTTTTCAATTAGGGACTCAGGGGGTTCGAAACTTTTCCAAAATGTGGAAAAACATGAGGAATAGTAAATGGAAGGAAGCCTCAGACGAGATGAAAGATTCCAGATGGCATTCACAAACACCGAAGCGCTGTGAATCCCTTGCTGAAATTATAGCGAATACTTAAAGAGTTCTTCTAATAAAATTAGGAAACTGACCTTCATTTTTGTATGTCATATAAGCGGCATACCAATCTTTTTTGTATTCTGCTTGGCAGAAATCTTTGATTGATTGGTCCTTGTCATCACTCTTAAAAAAATTCAAGAAATGATCTTTTGCTTTGTTGGTTAAGTTAAACATGATTTTTCTCCTTTTTAATAATTTTTAATCCACAGGAAAGAAAAAAAGAATTGTTGTTTACGCACAACAGGTATGATATTTTAATTATAAGAATAGTGATGACCAAAATTATATGGAAGGAAACTTGTGTATATTCAGAAAAGGTCGTTAGATTAGTGTCTCTTGCAATTTATTAGTTTAATAACTGTCGTCACTATTCTCATATTTTTTAATTAATCTTTGTAAGTACCATTGAGCTTTCTTTAAATCTTCTAATCCATTCTTTTTTTTAAATCTAGTTACATATTTAATTACATTGCCTTGAAAATAATCCATTTCATGAGCATCTATATAATCAGCAGTCTCTATTTTACTTTTATAGTAATCAGGGTTTATCTTGTCACTCACTGCGCCTCTCCCCAATTATCTCCTACAGCTACATCCACCTTTGATGGAATATTTAATTCAATAGCATTTTCCATTACCTCTATTATTTTTTCTTGCTGTTCTTTCGAACCATCAACGCTAATAGCTAGTTCATCATGAATTTGTATCATTGGAATAACACCCTCTTTATAAAGAGTCACCATTGCCTGTTTGGTTTGATCGGCAGCGCTACCCTGAATTAATCTATTCAATGCTTTATATGTACCCGCTCTTTTTAAGGGTGTATTAATACCGTGCTCCTCTTTTGCTTTCTCATAAGGATATGCTCGATGAGCACCAAACGCTTTTGGTTCCCACAAATCAAAGTGACATTGTCTTCCTAAAAATGTTTTTACCTTTCCTGTTTTACCTGCGTGATCTGAAACTCGGTCAGCTAACTTCCTAACAAAGGGAACTCTCTCATTATATTCGGTGATAAGTAGTTTTGCCTCCTCAGGGTTAATTCCTAGCTGATCTGCTAGTTTTCCAACACCCATTCCATAGAATAACCCTAAATTTATGGTTTTAGCGCTCTTACGTTCGATTTTTCCAATCTCCGCCATGATCGTATGGAAGTCAGTGTTTTTATCGTCCCTGTAAGCTCCTACGAGCTTTTCTGAACCAGCTAAACCTATAAAATCAGCATAATGAACCACTAAACGCGGTTCCTGCTGTGAATAGTCAAATGAACCCCACTTCTCTCCCTCTTCAGGTAAAAATAGACTTCTGATCATTGTTCCTATTTTAATATCTGCCTCTTTACTATCTCGAGCAGGTATCTGCTGTAGGTTAGGATTAGAATAACTAAATCTCCCCGTCACCGCTCCGCCATTCTCGGTTCGTAGTTGATTGATATTGGCATGAATTCTACCGTTGTGGTTATATCTTTCTATCGTATGGAGAAACGTGGTTCGCGCTTTGTTGTATTCTCTCGCTTGAACGATTGCCTTTGGCACAGGATGAGGATGATTTTCTAAAAAGCTTTTTGTAAAACTAGGATTACCTTTATCCGTTTTAGGATAATCAATTTTACAAAGATCAAAGATAGAGGCGATAGATCTAGCCGCCCAAATATCTACCTTACCACCTGTTTTATCGTGAACAAAATTAAGTAATTTATTTTCTCTTTTAATTAACTCTTTTTCTGCTACCCCTAATTTATCTAAATTAACTCTCACTCCCTTCTTTCTCATTTCCATAAGAACAGGAAGGAGATCCGTTTCTAAATTAAAAACAGTTTCTAAATTATTTTTGGTGACTTCCACACTCAGTCTATCCCAAAGCTTAAGACAGAGAACCGCGTCTTGCTCTGCGTATTCTCCCACGAACTGAGCAGGTATCTTATACATCTCTGCTTTAGCATCGACACCCCACTGTGCCGCTGTTTCTTTTAACAAAAACTCATTTTTACTTTCTCCTAAATACTCTTTAGACATTGCATTTAAAGAATAACTAAATCTATTTTCATCAATGAGAGGTCCCGCAATCATCGTATCAATAATACGACCATTCCACTTAACTCCCTCTGCCTGTAACCAACCAAAATCATAAGAGGCATTATGGGCAATCTTCTCGCAGTCAGTGGATAGCATTTCATTTAACCAATCAAAAACTATTTCAGGAGAATGATTAAAACCTGTCTCATGTCGAACAGGATAGTAACCCTCCCAACCATCAACAGCGATAGCTACTCCAATAATGTGTCCATCGTTTGTAGCCCAGCCAGCACCCTTTTCTGTGATGTTAGGGTCTTTTGTCTCTAGATCGATGGCAATTCTTTTTGCATCTTTAATATCGGGAAAGTCCATTGGTGGTAGCCACTCGGATTTAGGTTTAAACATTCCTATTTGCTTACTCATATAAAATCCTCCAAAAGCATAGGAGTTCTCTCTCCGACAAACGCTCCCACTATGTTATAGTCTATATATTCGATAGCCTCTTCTACTGTCATTTTATCCCTGTCTCTTAATTTGTAAGCAATTTTTTGTCTACTATAAATAAGAATGTCTTCCATCCCACATCTTCTTCCAACACCTAAAACACAGTCATCAAAACCATCCCATTTAATCATTTCATCATCTAAAAGACCGTGATCTTTTAATTCTTTTAAGTTCATATTCTATAAGCCTCCCTTGATTGAGGTAAGACAACAAATAAATTGTGTCTCGCTCTTGAAAAGGCAACGTAAAATAAACGATGCTCATTAATAGGATTGGTGCGGTAATCTTCATACGCCATCTTTCCTATATCAAGAGAGACAATAACATTATCTGCTTCACCACCTTTTTGTTGGTGGATCGTGGATAGCGTTATCCTTGGTTCTTTACCTATGTCCTCACCCCTTGACTCTAGGTTTTCCAAGTATGCTCTTGTTTCTGTATTCAAGGTAGTCATTACATCTACCCAAGAAATTCCAAATTCAGCTTCCAGACCGTAGCTTTCTTTTAGTTCTTTAAAACAAACTTTTTTATCGGGAAAAGCTTTCTTTTGTTCTGACACTACTTTTTTATATCCCCTCGCTACAAAACCTTTTCCAATGCTTTTATATAAATTATCAATCATTCTAATCGGAACTTCATTTGTTTCGCTTCTCATTAATTCTTTCCAAGTTAGTATAGCATTTCTTTCCTGTGCTTTCACAGAATAACGATACTTATTATCCCGCATTTTAACACGAAAAAATACATTCTTTTTACGTAGTACTTCTTCTAAATCCTCTCTAATTGTCCTTGTTCTACCCATTACCAACCAACTACCCTCAGAAACATTAAGATGATAGATACCTTTAACAAATTCTACATTCCCATCTCTCTCAGCGGGTTTCCATTTAATATCATCATAGGCAACTATCTGCTCTTCAACACGATTAACAACTTCCCAAATTTTTCTTGGTACTCTCTTTGATTGATCTAAAACAATTGTTTTAGAGGACTGAGTTTTTACCTCAATGGCTCTTGCCACATCAGCGTCAGCCCAAGTATAGATAGCCTGATTAGGATCCATCGCAATATAAGACACCTCTGATGCTTTCCAAATCATCTCTGCCATTTTCCATTGGATCGTGGACATGTCCTGTGACTCATCAAAAAATACAACACGAAAAGGTTTAACTCTATCTTGCTTTACATAGTTACTGATCAAATCAGTAAAATCCATTTTAGGACCAGAGTCTTTAACAAAAGAACCTGTGATACCATCAGTAAACTTTTCATAACCTTTTTCTTTATATTCTTTTAGTCCTTTAGAAATATACTCAAGTTTGTGATAGATAATATCTTTTGCAAACATTGTCCAACAATCTCGTAAATCAATATCTCTTCGCTTTGCTTTTTCAATTAACTGAATGTATTTGTCGTCGTAGTTATTGTAAAAACTATCGTCATCATTATTAACATTAATTTTAATCCGAAGTACATCCTCTACATTTCTCCAATCATTTTTACTCATTATATAGTCACGACTTAAACCTAGCTGACGCAAGGCATAAGAGTGAAGTGTGGAAAAGCTTTCTAATTGAGAGGCAGGTATTTTGAATTTCTCACTGGCTCTCTGTTTAGCTTCGTCTACCGCCTTGTTTGAGAAAGAGAAAAAACCGATCTCATCAATCGAGTATCCCTCAGCAATATACTCTTCTATCTTGTTAAGAATAAAAGTTGTTTTGCCCGTGCCTGGCGGTCCGATGACAACAATGGGTTTACTCATACTGTGTCTCCAAAAATAATGGATCTTCTTTACTAAACCTTAACTGCATTACTTCTTTATAGTTTTCATTTAACTCAATTAAGATTGCATTTCTTTTGTGTCTATTTGCGGCAACTCCTGTTGTTCCTGATCCACCAAAAGGGTCTAAGATTGTTCCACCTTCAGGGCATCCTGCAAGTACACAAGGCTCAATTAAATCAATAGGAAAGGTAGCAAAGTGTGCTCCCTTAAATGGTTTAGTAGTAACTGTCCAAACATTTCTTTTATTTCTTTTTGTTAGTTCTCCTACGGCTTTCATATTCCCATTAGACTTCATTCCACCATT